CAATTATGAACTAGCAGACTTCTTCACCTTTGAAGTTGAGTCTGCAAAATACATGCAGAAAGCAAGAAGATATAAGGGATGGGATGGTAAGATCCGTCTCTATTCGCCAGGTACAGGAGAGATCTATTGTGGTCTTATTGACTACTTAATGGATTGGGCGGATGAGAAAGGATACAAATATGCAATGGAGGACTCAAAGTATTTTGGTCATCCACTAAGTGAGAATGGGATGATTACTCCCAAGTCGGTTGTAGGGTTCGTAAAATCACTGCACCTACCCCCGAGTCTGAAGGTAAGGGACTATCAATATAAAGCGATCTACGAAGCACTGAAACATAATAGAAGGTTGCTGCTGTCGCCCACAGCATCAGGCAAATCGTTAATGATTTATGCATTGGTAAGATTTCATACTAATGTTAACAGAAACGTTCTAATCGTAGTACCTACTACTTCTCTCGTCGAGCAGATGTATAAGGACTTTGAAGAATACGGATGGATGGCGACCAAAGACTGCCACAAAATATATGCGGGGCAAGAAAAATATACGGATCAAAGCTAAGTCTTTGACTACGCTGATGTCTAAGTTGCATGAGTGCAAATACAGAATTGGTTTTACTGGAACATTGGACGGTGCAAACGTCAATCAACTTGTATTAGAAGGATTGTTCGGACGTTGCTCTCAGGTCACAAGAACTAACCAGTTGATGAAAGCGGGGCATGTCGCCAAATTAAAAGTCAAAATCATTCTCCTCAAACATGAGGAACAACTTTTTGAGGGTTATCAGGATGAGATTGGGTATCTAGTTGAGCATGAAGGACGGAACAAATTTATCCGCAATCTTGCATGTGATCTAAAAGGGAATACTCTTATCCTTTTCAACTATGTAGAACGTCACGGAGTTCCCCTTTACGAGTTGATAAATAGTAACACAGATCAACCTGTACATTTTGTACATGGTGGAGTTGATGTTGATGATAGAGAAGAGATCCGCAGACTAACTGAGGTATCTGATAACTCTATTATTATTGCATCCTATGGCACCTTTTCCACTGGGATCAACATCAAAAGATTACACAACGTTATTTTTGCTAGTCCTTCTAAGTCCCGAGTGAGGAACCTTCAATCTATAGGTCGTGTTCTGAGGAAAGGCGAAAACAAATCACAAGCAACATTATATGATATTGCTGATGACATCTCCACGGACAGAGGCAACAACTATACCCTCAATCATCTAATGGAGAGAGTCAAAGTTTATAACGAAGAAAAATTTAATTATGAAATCATAGATGTAAAAGTAAAAACTTATGATTAATTACGCACGACATGATGAAGAGTTCTACGGTATTTTCAAATTAGTTAACGGTGAGGAAGTTCTCGGCAAAGCAGTTGCAACAGAAGACAATGGTGAAACATTGATCTTCATACAGGATCCTGTCTCTGTACATGCTGTTACCAAAGAGGTTGGTGAGACAAAGGTTGTTCGCGGTGTAGGTTTTGCGAAATGGATGCAGATGTCTGATGAAGAGTTTTTCATTCTTAGAGAAAAAGATATCATCACCGTCGCGTCTATGAGCAAAGAAGTCATACTCATGTATGAAGCATACATTCTAGGTGAAGATGTCGCGTCCAAAAAAATGTCCCAGAACCAAGCGGATATCAAACAAACCGCAGGGTATCTAGGAAAAATAAATGAAGCGCGTGCTCTCTTTGAAAAGATGTATAAAGGAAATAATAGCTAAGACAACCCTTGAACCCTTACAGTGTTATTGTACTTGGAATTGACAAGTTTGTCAAGTATGTTATAATGTAAACAACGCAAAAGATTTATATGAAATCGGCACCCAAGAAAAAACAACACTACGTTGATAACCAAGAATTCCTTGCTGCTATCATCAAATACAAGGAAAAAGTTGAGATCGCCAAGATCAAGGGTCTGCCGAAACCTCGTGTGAATAATTACATTGGTGGTTGCTTCCTGAAGATTGCAACTCACTTGTCATATAGACCAAACTTCATTAACTACATGTACAAGGATGACATGGTTTGTGATGGTATTGAAAACTGTATTCAGTACATCGATAACTTTGATCCTGCAAAAAGTAGAAACCCATTCGCGTATTTTACGCAGATTGTATATTATGCCTTCCTGAGACGGATCGCTAAAGAGAAGCGTCAGATGGATATCAAGGACAAGATTCTGGAGAAATCAGGTTACGATCACGTCTTTACCGTTGACGGGGACGCACATTCCGACTATAATCATATCAAGTCCCGTGTTGAGATGAACAGCAAACGCTGATGTACCCCATTCTTATCCAAGATAATTTCTTTGATTATCCCGACAGGGTAGTTGAGTATGCAAACTCACTACCCTTTTTCCCTGGAAATGGGAACTGGCCAGGCAAGCGCACTGCGCCACTGAACACTATCAATGAAGTTCTTCATCAGGAGATTTGTACCAGCATACTAAAGATCTTCTATCCAGAAGACAACTACATGTATGTTGCTGAATTGTGTTTCCAAAAGATTGAACCCTTTAGTGAAGATCAATACGATATCAAAAACAGGGGATGGATTCATCGAGACGAGAACTATCAGTTTGGTGGTATCATTTATCTGAATAAAGATCCTGAACCCGATACTGGTACGTCAGTATATGAATCCAAAACATTAACAGGTAATCGCTCAAATATTGATGAAGACTGTAAGGTTCGATTCTATCAAGGGCAACCAGTTTCTGACGAAGAGTATGAAAGACATTTTTATTCGACGCCTGATAAGTGGAAAGAAACTGTAAGAGTTGAGAATGTTTATAATAGATTGTTTATGTTCAATAGTAAAACTTTCCATGGAGTTAACACCTTTGGCACTAGGGAAAGATTGACCTTATCCTTTTTCTTTAAAGAAGTTTGTTCTAGTAAATTTACTCCTCCTGGAATTCGTTAGTATGAAAACCCTTTTGATCACTGACCAACATTTTGGTGTTCGTAACGACAACCAACACTTTTTGGATCATTACAAAAAATTCTATACTGAAATTGTGATACCCTTTATCAAGGTATCTAAGATTGATACTGTGTTATGTCTGGGTGATACGTTTGATAAACGTAGATCAATTAACTTTATGTCGCTAGAAGCGGCAAAGGAAATGTGGTTTAACCCTCTTGAAGAGATGGGTGTGACAATGCACATGCTTGTGGGTAATCATGACATCTACTACAAAAACACTTTACGAGTTAATGCCCCAAGTGAATTACTGGGAGCATATGGGAACATCACAGTCTATGATGTCCCTACTACCGTTACTATTGGTGGTCTTCCTATACTTTTTCTGCCTTGGATATGTGACGAGAATAGAGAAGAATCCCTCAGAACTATTAGTGAAAGTCCTGCTACTGTCGCTATGGGGCATCTTGAGCTTAATGGATTTGAAGCTCACCCTGGTCATATGATGCACAATGGCATGGACTCGAACATGTTCAAACGGTTTGAGAAAGTGTTCAGTGGACACTATCACATGAAATCAAAACGAGATAATGTTCACTATCTCGGTAATCCTTATCAACTTTATTGGAATGACTACGGATGTAAAAGAGGATTCCATGTCTTTGACACAGAGACTCTTAAAACTACTTTTTACAGAAATCCCTTTGACACTTTTCATAAGCTCCATTATAATGGTGGAGTTAGCATACCGTCTGCGGACGAAATTAAAGGGTCCTTCGTCAAACTAATTGTCGAAGAGAAAGGTGATCATGCCAAGTTTGATTATGCAGTAAGACAACTGCAGGATATGGGACTTGCTGATCTAAAAATCATCGAAGATCTAAGTGTTGATCTGGAGAATGGTGACGCGGTTCTGGAAACCGAAGACACTTTAACACTCCTTGACAACTACATAGATGAGATAGATTTGAAAGTTGATAAAAACAACATTAAAGCTGTTATGAGATCTTTGTACATCGAAGCTTCAGAACTCTAATGTTTATTTTAACCGACGTATCCAGTGGTGGCATTTACGCCACTACAGACAATTACGACAGAAAAGTCGTACATATCTTTGAGCAAGAAGAAGACGCTCAGAGATACATTACCCAATTGGCAGCAGATGATTATGAAGATGATTTAGAAATTATGGAAGTTGAGCGTGAAGTTATTGCAATTAACTGCAACAACTATGGGTATCAATATTCCATCGTAACAAAAGACGACCTTGTAATTCCTCCACAGTAATGATTACTTTTGAAACTATTCGTTGGAAGAACTTTCTTTCAACAGGTGACCAATGGACTGAAATTGAATTAAACGAATCTCAATCAACCTTGATTGTTGGTACAAACGGTGCGGGTAAATCAACCATGCTCGATGCTTTGTGCTTTGCTTTGTTTAATAAACCCTTTCGTAAAATCAATAAGGGACAACTAGTCAATACTATCAATGAAAAAGGACTTAAGGTAGAAGTTACTTTCTCTATTGGTAATGATGACTATCGAGTGTTCCGAGGAATTAAACCCAATGTATTTGAACTTTATCGTAATAACAAACTGGTTGATCAGGATGCTGCCCAGAAAGATACGCAAAAATACCTGGAGCAATCAATCCTCAAACTCAACTTCAAAAGTTTTACTCAAGTTGTCATACTGGGATCATCAACTTTTGTCCCCTTCATGCAACTCTCCACAAGTCACAGGCGAGAAGTTATTGAAGATCTACTCGATATCAACATCTTCTCAAACATGAATCAGTTGCTAAAGGATCGTGTTCGTACTTCTGTTGCTCAGAGTAAGGATTGTGATCACTTAGTTAACAGTGCAGAAGAAAGAGTACAGTCTCAAAGAAAATTAATCTCATCTCTACAAGAGGTTAATGAAACTAGACAGAAAGAAAAGCAACAAAGAATTGCAACTAACCAAACAAGAATTAGGGAAGAGCAAAGTAATAAGAAAAAGTATGATAAAGAACTTTCGGAAGTTGAAGGTTCTATCAAAGGTGTTGATGAGCATAAGAAACTCTTGAATGAACTTAGGCAATCTCAATCTGATGTTAACTCAGAGTTGAAATCTGCTGCAAAAGAATTGAAGTTTTTCAAGACACATGATGAGTGTCCTACTTGTTCTCAAGAGATTGAAAAGGCATTTAAGAATGCAGTGATTGGTGGTCTAGAAGGAAAGGGTAAGAAACTTACAAAAGAATTTAAAGGTTTGACAGAACAGATTGCTGATGCAGTTGGTGTTGTTGAGGAGATGGAAACTATCTCTAGAAAATGTTTTGAACTTCGCAGTAAGATAACTGCAAGTGATAAAGAAGTTGTTCGTCTAGAGTTTGATAATCTAGAAATTGAAAAACAACTTATCAATCTTCAAACAAATACTCCTGATATCAGTGCCGAAGTTGAAACTCTTACAGCACTTGAAAAACAACTTGACGGAACTTTGAAAGAATGTGGTGAGGTTCGTAAAACTCTTGCTGAGTATCAAGTAGTATCAAATCTCCTGAAAGATTCTGGTATCAAGAGTCAGATCATTAAAAAATATGTACCTATTTTCAATAATTTAATTAATAAATATCTGCAAAGTATGGACTTCTTTGTCAACTTTACCCTTGACGAAGAGTTTGGCGAAGTTATCAAAAGCAGATTTAGAGATGAATTTTCATATTCATCTTTCTCTGAGGGTGAGAAACAAAAGATTGACTTGGCACTATTATTCACTTGGCGCGAAGTTGCTCGTATGAAGAATAGTGTTGCTACAAACCTTCTGATTCTTGATGAAGTGTTTGATAGTTCCCTCGATGCTGCTGCTACTGGAGAACTTTTATCCATTCTTCGCAGTCTCGGTACTAGTACAAATCTATTTGTTATTAGTCACAAGGGTGAAATCTTAGTTGACAAGTTCCTCAGAACAATTAAATTTGAAAAGGTGAATGATTTTTCAAAAATGTCGGACGATTCTTAGAGTTTGGAAATATGCACTGGGTTCGTTCTCTGATGAGAAGACCGAGAGGTATGACAATGCTATTGTCGTTGTACGATCTATCGTGTTTTTCAGTTATCTCATTACTAATTGCTTCATTATTGCTGGAGTGGTCCGCCACTGGGACAGTAACCAAAGTGTCCCCATAGTGTCCCCACACCTTGACGACGGTGCTATACTAGAATCAAACAAACGAAAGACCGAATGATCAACCAGGAAGTCAAAGGCACTCTTGCCAAACTCCTCGCCACTGAAAACCTTACTGTAGAGCATCGTAAGGTCAGCACGGCATGCTTTGACGTGGATACACGTCTGTTGATCCTCCCTATCTGGAAGACCGCCTCTAACACCGTGTATGACCTCCTGGTGGGGCATGAGGTGGGACATGCTCTCTATACCCCTAACCAGTCCTATGAACCCGCTCCTAAGGCGTTTGTGAATGTCCTAGAGGATGCTCGTATCGAGCGTATGATGAAGGTGACCTATCCTGGTCTTCGCAAATCTTTCTTCTGCGGATACAAAGAGTTGTGGGATGATGATTTCTTTGGGGTTCGTGATGAAGATATGAGCACCCTTTCTCTGATTGATCGTATCAATCTTTACTACAAGGGTAATGCTCAGATTCCTTTCACTGAAGAAGAGAAGGTTTGGGTCAAGCGCACTAATGAAACTACATCATTCGATGATGTCATCAATCTGGCAATCGAATTGTATGAGTATGCTTGTGATAAGCAGCAGGAAAAAGAATCTATCCCTGCTGAAGTGACACCTGATGGTGAGAAGTCTGCTGATAAGCAAGAGACAGTCACCAATGAAGGTGGTGAGTTGGAAGATGAAATGACCCACGAAGAGATGCTTGAAGAAGCAGCAAGGCGTGAGGGTGAATGGGATGATGAGAAAGACAGTGATGCTGATCTGGAAACACCTTCCTATGGTGGCACCAGCATGGATGAGACTGTATCGATCACTGATGCTGCTCTACAGGAATCACTTCAGAGTCTTGTAGATGAGAATGCAAAGGAGTGGATCTATCTTTCTCTTCCTAAAGTGGATGTTGATAAGTGTATTATCAGTTATGGTGAAATTCAAAAGGAACTGAATGAGTGGTTCTATACAAGAGAGTATGGTGATGATGAGACTAGAATCTATCAACTGAATGCTGTTGATTATGGAATCAAGAAATACAATAGTTACAAGAAGTCTGCTCAAAAATCTGTTAACTACCTAGTCAAACAGTTTGAGATGAAGAAGTCTGCAGACAATTACAAGAGAACAGCAGTTGCAAAGACAGGTGTTATTGATACTAACTCTCTGTACAAGTACAAACTTACTGATGATATCTTTAAGAAGATGACCATCACACCTGATGGTAAGAATCATGGTCTGATCATGTATCTTGACTGGTCTGGTTCTATGTCAGATGTTATGTTGGATACTCTGAAGCAAACTTTCAACCTGGTTTGGTTCTGTAAGAAAGCAGGTATTCCTTTCCGTGTCTATGCATTCCAAAGTGGCATCCATTCTTTCTATGGATCTGACAAGGATGTGCATCCTGGTTTTGAAAGAAAGGACAATGTTCTCTCTTCTACCAGTGACTTCCGACTTCTAGAGATGTTCTCCTCTCGTCAGAATGCTCGCTCTCTTGAGAAGTCCATGCAACTTGTTTTCCTACAAGTATTCTCTTTCAACGGATGGAGACTTCCTACCTGCCGTACTTACAATCTTGGCGGTACTCCTTTGGCAGAAGCAGTTCTTTGCACCCGTGATTTGGTTGCTAAGATCAAACGACTTGAAAATGTACAGAAAGTAAATGTTGTTGCTTTGACTGATGGTGAAGCGAATCCGATGTCTTTCTTGTCACCTTATCCTGAAGGCATGAATGTTATGGACAGGGATTTCCGTTCTAACTATCTTTGCCATCATCACCACAAAGTATTCTTCCTGAAGGATCCTAAGACTGGATACACTCGTAAACTTAACAACAGTCCCTACGAAACTACCAAAGAGATTGTGAGTTTCTATCGTGAGATCACTGACTACAATTGGATTGGAATTCGTATCTGCTCTAAAGCAGAACTTGGTAGGGTTGTTCGTGGTCTTCCCTTCATGGATGGTGAAGCAATTGATAAGCAATGGAAGAAACAACGCTTTGCTTCTATCAAGAATGAAGTAGGATTCACTGAGTCTTTCTATATGCCTGATAGGGGAATTGGAATGGGAACTCAAGACTTGGAAGTAAAGACTAAGAAAGAAGTTGCTACCAAGGCAGAACTCGCCCGTGCATTCAAAAAGCACATGGGTTCTAAAATGACAAACAAAACTATCCTCAATGCATTCATTGAGCAAATCGCATGAGCGGAGATTATAATACACATAACGATCAACAACCAAACTTAACTTATTTCACAACTCAAATCATGAAGTGTAAAGTACAACTGTTCATCGCTGGCACCGTGTTTGATGAGATCGTAGTTGCAAGAGACTACGATCATGCCAGAAAGATCGCTCTCGCTCGCAACCCTGAAGCAACCGTGATGGGTGTGACAGCAGTGTTCGATTAAATAACTGTCCCAGGACTGGCACAAACCCCAGTCCATCTGCTATAATAAACACATACAAACAAAACAATCCGAGAATCCAATGCCTTTCGCTCCAAACCCAGTCACCACCGAACAACTCGTAGAGTATCTTACTGACAAAGTTGGCACTGAAGTCGGATGTAACAACATTCGGGAAGCAGCAGTTTCTCTGAATGTATCCTATGCTACTGCCTGTAAGCGTCTGAAGGATTATAAATCAGGTACGGGTAAGTGGAATCTCTCTGCTCAAGAAATTGCGCGAGCATATGAGGCACCTTCCGCTGCCCCTGCAATCGAAGTATCCTACGTTCCTAATAAAGATGGTTCCTATGTCCCTTTTGGTAACTTCAGCAATGTTCGCAAAGTTATCTCCTCTCGTCAATTCTACCCTGTCTTTATCACAGGACTTTCGGGAAATGGTAAAACCCTGTCCGTTGAGCAGGCTTGTGCTGCAACGAATCGCGAGTTGATTCGTGTTAACATCACAATCGAAACGGATGAGGATGATCTTATTGGTGGTTTCCGTCTCGTCAATGGCGATACTGTTTGGCACAATGGTCCTGTCATCGAGGCTCTGGAGAGGGGAGCTGTACTTCTTCTAGACGAGATCGACCTTGCTAGTAACAAGATCCTGTGTCTGCAGTCTGTCCTTGAGGGTAAGGGTGTCTTCCTGAAGAAGATTGGTAAGTATATCCAACCCAAAGAAGGATTCAATGTTATCGCTACTGCCAATACCAAGGGTAAGGGTTCTGATGACGGTCGCTTTGTGGGAACCAATATCCTGAACGAAGCGTTCCTTGAAAGGTTCCCAATCACATTTGAGCAGGATTATCCTTCTGCTGCCATTGAGCATAAGATTCTTATGAACTCTGGTTGTGATGAGATCTTTGCAGACAATCTGATCAAGTGGGCAGGTGTGATCCGTAAGACTTTCTTTGACGGTGGTGTTGATGAAGTTGTTACTACCCGTCGTCTTGTTCATATCGTTCGTGCCTTTGAAATCTTTGGTGATCGCATGACAGCAATTACCACTTGCACCAACCGATTTGATGAAGATACTAAGCAATCTTTCCTCGATCTCTATACGAAGGTTGACGCAGGAGAAGATTCGGAATATAATGAAGTTGAAGAAACCATCTGATTATGAAATACAATGAAGAGGAGCTCCTTCGGGAGCTCAAAGACTATATCATTGGCACATACAATCAACACTATGCAACTGGCGATGATAGTGTCCAGACGCTAGATCTGATTGATGCCTGTGGAGATGCTGAGGCATTCTGTAGGAGCAACATCCTAAAGTATGCTTCTCGATATGATAGGAAAGGAACTGCCCGTCGTGACATCATCAAGATCCTTCACTACGGTCTTCTCCTTCTTTACTTCAGCGACAAATCTGCACCCCCTACTGAAACGTATCCTCAATGACCGTAATTACCCGCCCAACAATTGAAGTCCTCAAGAACTTTTGTTCAATCAATAAATCTATTGTCATCAAACCTGGCAATACAATTGCTACTCTTAGTATCAACAAAAACATTCTTGCTATCGCTAAAGTCGAAGAGCAGTTTGATTCGCAGATTTCTATTTACGATCTGGGTGTATTCCTTGGCGGTCTGTCTCTCTTTGATGCGCCGAAGATCGATACTACCGAGTCCAATTACGTCACTGTAAGTGATACAGCAGGCAAGTCGAAGACTCGTTTCTTCTATGCTGATCCTGATATCATCACTCAACCACCTGAGAAAGAGATCAACCTTCCTAGTTGTGATGTAGATTTTGTTCTCCCTGCTACGGCATTGCAGCAACTGCAACGTGCTGCTAGTATCTACCAACTGCCTGACCTGTGTCTTCATGCTGACGGTGCTCAGATGTTCCTATCTGTGACTGATCGTAAGAACGATACTTCTAACAGTTACTCTGTTCAGGTTGAAGGTATGCCTATGGAGGACACTGATCGGTTCTGCTATTGCTTCAAAGTGGAGAACCTGAAACTCCTGCCTGGTGGATACAACGTTTACATTAGTAAGCAGAACGTTGCTAGGTTTGAGGGTGAAAACATTAAATACTTTATTGCACTAGAACCGTGACCCATTATGCGACACATCATATTCACACTGAAAGGTTGCCCCTTTCCGCTTTGTGATGATGAATCGCACATCCGCACTATGCTTGTGAATGCTGCTGTAATGTCCAACAGCACATTACTAGATGTGTCCTCCCATAAGTTTGAACCTTATGGTGTAACCGCTATCGCACTTCTTGCTGAATCACATATCAGCATCCATACATGGCCAGAGAAGTGCATGGCGGTATGTGACGTGTTCACCTGTGGCGAACACACTCTCCCTCAATCAGCAGCACAATACATGTTTGAACGCATGGAAGCAACTGACTGGGTGGGAACTGAAATTAAACGACCTTTAGATGATGAATGATTTTTTGTGGGTAGAGAAGTATCGTCCTCAGACTGTGGATGAATGTATTCTCCCCGAATCCGTGAAAGACACCTTTAAGAGTTTTATTGAGCAGGGTGAAATTCCCAACCTCCTGCTTACTGGAACTGCTGGTGTTGGTAAGACTACTATTGCCAAGGCACTCTGCAATGAATTGGGAGCAGACTACTATGTTATCAATGGGTCCGATGAAGGTAGATTCCTGGACACTGTACGCAATCAGGCAAAGAACTTTGCCTCTACTGTGTCTCTCACTTCTACTGCTCGTCACAAAGTTCTTATCATTGATGAGGCAGATAACACGACGCCAGATGTACAACTTCTGCTTCGTGCAAGTATCGAAGAGTTCCAGAAAAACTGTAGGTTCATATTCACTTGTAACTTCAAAAACAAGATTATTACACCGCTACATAGCAGAACAACAGTAGTTGAATTTAATGTCCGTGGGCAAACTAAACAACAGTTGGCAGCGTCTTTCTTTGATCGCTGCAGAGATATCCTCGAACGCGAGAAGGTCACCTTTGCGCCACGAGTTGTGGCAGAAGTCGTACAAAAATACTTCCCAGATTTCCGACGCACCCTCAACGAACTGCAGCGATATTCAAGCACAGGGTCTATCGACACTGGCATTCTGGCGGCGCTAGGTGATGCTAATATCGATTCTCTAGTTGAGAGTCTGAAGAACAAAAAGTTCAACGATGTTAAGAAGTGGGTAACCCAGAACCTTGATTCTGATCCTGCTGCCATCATGCGTAAACTCTATGACAATCTGTCTAGTGTGATGGATGGTCCTAGTGTTGCTGCTGCTGTATTGATCATTGCAGAGTATCAATATAAGTCTGCCTTTGTGGTAGATCAAGAGATCAATCTTCTTGCTTGTCTTACACAACTAATGCTGGAGTGTAACTTCAAATGATCAAACAAATCAAGTCACATTGGTATTATGTTTTCTGGGGTGCTGCTACAGTTGCTGTAGTTGCAGGTCAGATTTACATCGGATCTGGTTACTACCAGATGTCAAATTCTATTAATTCTATCGTGGAGAAACTTAAATGACTGTACAGTACATCCGTCTAATGAGTGGAGAGAATGTCGTTGCTGATGTTATTGAGGACACTGCAGAAGGTATCACTGTATGTGATGCTATTACCGCTGTCCCTGCTAACGCTGAAGGCACACAATTGGGATTTGTCCCTTTCGCACCTCTACAAGATCCTGACGAAAAAGAGCTTACAATTCCTAGACAGTTTGTAATGTTCGTGGTCAAACTTGCACCCAACCTGGAAGAACAGTATAATAAGATGTTCAATCGCACCAGTGTGATCTCTGCTCCGACTAAGAAACTGATTCTATGACATCTTTGAAAACTCCTCTTCGTTATCCTGGTGGTAAGTCCCGTGCTGTCAAAAAGATGGCACAGTTCTTTCCACTCTTTTCTGACTATAAAGAGTTTCGCGAACCGTTCCTTGGCGGTGGTTCTGTAGCACTGTACATCACACAGATGTATCCTCATCTAGATATCTGGGTGAATGATCTGTACGAACCTCTATACACATTCTGGACCCAACTACAGGAGAATAGTAATGAAATTAGGTCCCAACTCATCCAACTTAAACAAAGGCACCCTGACCCCAGTTCGGCAAAATATCTTTTCCTGGAGTCTAAAGAATATCTTGCCAAACCCTGCAGACAGACTGATGCTACGGCTCGTGCTGTCAGTTTCTATATTGTTAACAAGTGCTCTTTTTCTGGTCTCTCTGAGTCCTCCTCGTTCAGCAAGCAGGCGTCAGACTCAAACTTTAGTGTGCGAGGAATCGAAAAACTCCCCTACTATGGACAACTCATCAAGGACTGGAAAATCACTAATCTGTCGTATGAAGAATTGATGACAGACGACAAGTCTGCATTTGTTTATTTGGATCCTCCTTATGAAATTAAATCCAACCTATACGGGAAGAGAGGCGATATGCATAAGGGATTTGATCATGACAAGTTTTCTTTTGATTGTGATAAGTTCAAATGTGATCAAATGGTTTCATACAATTCTTCCAACCTGATTAAGTCTCGTTTCTTAGATTGGAAACCGTATGAATATGATCATACATATACGATGAGATCGGTGGGTGAATATATGAAAGAGCAGCAACAACGTAAAGAACTTCTCCTCCTGAATTATGTCGTATGAACACACAGTTGATTGATAACTATCATGTTTATATTCCTCAGTTAATCAGCGAGGAAGAAGCAGTTAGTTATGCTGATGAATTTATTAAATTTGATGAGCAGTATCATTATCCAACAGATAATAAATTGATGCATGCAATGAATTCAATGGAATCTACAGCAGCATCTCTATACAATCAAATTGGTGCAGTAGAATTACTGTGTAGATTGACACCACAGATTAGTTCTATCGTTGAGGAGACTGTTGTTCCTTCATATTCATTTGCTAGAATATATCGTAACAACGATTTCTTACCTCCACATGTAGATCGTGCCGCGTGTGAAATCTCACTGACTCTGCATATGAAAGGGGACCACAGTTGGCCCTTTGAAATTGAAAAACCTGATGGTACAATACAATCATTTGAATTGAATCGTGGTGATGCTGTATTGTATTTGGGTCCTGTTGCTTTCCATAGCAGGAACACTAAGTATCAAGGAACTGAGTATGTACAGTTCTTCCTGCACTATGTAAGAAGCAGGGGTATCTACTGCAACGCTGTATTTGACAGCATGGAAGTTATGAATGATCATGAAACACTATTGAAAGAATACCATGCCTTACGATGAACGCTATCCTCTAAAGGATTATTTGAACTCTATCAATCTGACTAAAGATTATTTGATGGATGAAGATCCCCTTTGGGAAAAGAACTATCCCGTGTATGTAGTTAACAGGTGTATGTCTCAACACCTAGATACTATCATGGTCGCTAATGAAATGAACCAGAATTCTCATCTGGACAAGAAATTACAATATGATTTCTTTATAAATACGGTGAGACCCCGCAAGAGATTTTCTCCTTGGGGTAAAAAACAAAAGGTTGATGATCTTGAACTTGTCAAGCAATATTATGGATACTCCAATGAAAAGGCAATACAAGCACTTAGGATTCTCACTCCAACTCAAATCGATTTCATTAGAACTAAACTGAATAAAGGGGGTAAGAAACGATGAATGAAGTGAAAGAAGTCCAATGGACTAAAGATGATATGGTTGAGGTCAATCTCAAAGAACCTGATGATTTTCTGAAGGTGCGTGAGACTCTTACTCGTATTGGTGTTGCTTCTCGTAAAGAGAAAAAATTATATCAGTCCTGCCACATTCTACATAAAAAAGGACAGTATTATATTGTACACTTCAAAGAACTGTTTGCTCTAGATGGTAAGAAGGCGAACCTTTCTGAGAACGATGTGCAAAGACGCAATAGAATTATTAAATTGTTATCTGACTGGGGACTTGTAGAGATCGTAAAAGAATCTGCAATCAAAGATGCTGCACCACTCAGTCAAATTAAAGTTATCTCATATAAAGATAAGGGTGAATGGACGCTAGAATCTAAGTACAACATTGGGAAGAAAAGACAGGTTCCAGAATCCTAAATAGAGCTGCCGTATAATGCAGATATATGTCAGAAGAAGTAAAAAAGGAGGAACCTAAAAAGAAGGGTATTCTCGGAAAACTTAAAGAGGCAGCCGATGATAAAGAAGAGCAACTTGCTATTCTTTCTACCTTTGTTAGACTCGGTATTCTTGTTTGGAGCGGCGGAATCCTGACCCTGGCATACATCAAACTACCACCTGCTTTGGGTATTCCAGAGCAGAAACTCGATCCGACTTTTATAGCCTCGGTGTTTACTGGGGTTTTAGCTACCTTCGGGGTTCAGGCAGCGAAGGGTAAAGATGGTGGTGGTAATGGTGGTGGTATCACTAAAGAACAGATGGAGAGACTAATTGAAAAGGCAGCACAAACTGCTCCTGGTCAAACAATTAGAATCGAACAAGCACCTGTTCAGATCACAACTAAAGATGACTCATACAAAATGTAATTACTATGCAAAAAATTATTAATGTATTAGCAGTCCTATCATTCGCTGGTGTCGCAGGCATCGTGGGTGGTGGGACTTATGTGTATCTACAGAAAGATGCACTTATCGAATCCGCTAAGGAAAAGGTTGCTGCTGCCGCAGCAGAAGCGATTGCAGGAGCACTCCCTGGCATGATGGGTGGTGCTTTGCCTAAGACAACTGGTGGTGC